TAAACATCAAAATGAAGCTGGACTGTTAGTAAAGTCAGCTGACTTACCTAAATTTAATTTCGATAGTGTAATAAAAAATCAATACAATAGAAAAAAAATTCTCTATAAACAAATTAACTATGAAGCAGTTAATATCACAATGCATGATGATAGTAACGCTGTAGTTAACGCATTGTGGGCATTATACTACGGCTACTACATTGCTGATAGACATCTTCCTGATGCTGCTTATTCTGCCAATCATCTAAGAGCCAGCGGTACACAAATGGATAATTTTACCTACGGTATGGACAACAAAATCAACCGACCGTTTTTTAAATCGGTAAGCATTTATACCATGAGCAGAAGAAGATTTGTTGGCTATACATTAATAAATCCTAGGATCAAGAGTTGGAGCCATGGCAACATGGACTATTCGGCAAATGAATTTAATGACAACACTATGTCATTAGAATATGAAGCAGTAAAATATACCACGGGTAATGTTGCCTATGGTTCACCAAAAGGATTTGCAACATTACATTACGATTCAGTTCCTAGTCCGCTGAGTGTAGCCGGTGGCGGAGTCGCTACCTTAACGGGTGAAGGCGGCGTGTTAGATGGCATTACACAGATATTCGGAGATATCGGTTCGGGTGGAGCATTCAGTTCACCGGGCGGTTTTTTAGGTACTGTTGCTAAATCAATCAACACTTATAAAAACTTCAAAGGTTTGTCTATAGATCAACTTAAGAGCGAAGCAGTTAACATTCTCAGCAGTCCCGGGGCAATTGAAGCGGGTATCTCGACCGTAGGGGGCATAGTTGGCGCAGTGTTTCCTAAAAGCAATAAGACTGAAACTACTACTACTGCCGAACCTAGAAAAGTAATTGCTCGCGCTGCATTCACTGGTGCTCCGGTAACCGCTCCTGGAGATCAATAAAAATGACAATAGCAACTAACTTACCTCCAGAAACTATAGAAGACGGTGCCGCCGCCACAAAGCTTTATTTTGAAAGATACGGAGAGCAGGCTTTAGAATTTCCAGCAAATGATGTAACACTAGCAGTTTCATTTTTTAAACGTTCTGGATTTGACGATGACGCCGCTACAACTGTAGCTATGGTGTTATTAAGACAGGCAAAAATCGACGGCGATCCTATCGCACTGATTCTAGACACGATGAAAAATTTTCCAGCAACTTCGCTGAGTCAATTAGTAGGCGAAGTATTGAATAATAATCGTGTTCCTACATCTATATTAGGTTTTAGGACTCAGGATGTTAAACCTAATCAAATAAGAAATATCGCAGCATAATGGTTAGATTTGCACAGGGTAGATTTGAAATGAAAAACCCTGACAAATATGTCGGGAAAAAAACACCGTTGGCAAGAAGCTCATGGGAATTTATTTTTATGAGAATGTTAGATGAGCACAACGGAGTTGAAAAATGGGCCAGCGAAAGTGTGCAGATACCGTATAGAGATCCTCTCACAGGTAAGTATACCATTTATGTTCCAGATTTTTTTATCGTATACAGAGATAAAAACGGTAAAAAACATGCCGAAGTAGTAGAAGTAAAACCACAGAGTCAAACATTAAGAGAAAGCGTGGGGAAAAGTCGGTATAATCAAGAACAATATGTAAAAAATCTAGCGAAATGGGAAGCAGCCACAGCATGGTGTAAACAACAAGGTATAAGATTTCGGGTAGTAAATGAGGGCGATATTTTCCATCAAGGCGGAAAACGAAAATAAGTAAAGTATGACGAAAAAATTAGAAGAACTTTTTAATTTAGACACTGATCAAGCTGTGTCAGAACAGCCCCCTGTGCCTACTCACGAAGAAGTCAAAAGTTTAGATGATCAGTTTCAACAGGTTCAAAAAATTGTTCAAACATTACCGCAAATACAAGAATTAGAAAATTTGGACGAAAAAGAACTAGACGATCTAGCTAAAAAAGCAGAACAGGCTTATGACGATTTGATGGATTTAGGCATGAATGTAGAAGTACGTTACAGCGGTCGTATTTTTGAAGTTGCTGCAAGTATGATGGGCAACGCTATTACGGCTAAATCTAATAAAATAGAAAAAAAGCTCAAGGCAGTTGATCTGCAACTAAAAAAACTTAAAATAGATAACGATGCAGGAAACAGCAGCGATAATATTATAAATGGACAGGGTTATGTTATTACCGACCGTAACGAGCTGCTTAAAAAATTAGGCGGTAAAGCATAAATACTACTATGAAAACTTTTAAAGAATATCTTGCCGAAAGTAAAAAAACATATCCTTTTAGACTAAAGGTAGCGGGAGATTTGCCAGAGAATTTTGTCAATCAGTTAAAGGATTGTATTGGCAAAGCTAATCCTACAATTATTGAAAAGTCTAAAACACCTATCCAAGCTACTCCGTTAGACTTCCCAGAATTAAGCAATGTTGAAGTTCATACGTTTGAAGTTGTTTGTGAATATCCAATTACAGCTCCGGAATTAGCAGAACACGTAAAGTGGTATGTGCCAGAATCAAACTTTAGAGTTCGCAACGGTGGTGATACAGCAGACTTTGAACATAATACCATCGACATGGAGCCTAGCGGTGAATCACTATTAGTAGATAGCCAATATAAAGAATCACCTAAAGTAAAACACAAAGATTATTTTGGTGACGATTTTAATAAAAGTTTTCTCAAAGATTTGTCAAAGACATCTAAACAACGTACTAAAGATGGCTTCAACTCAGAATATAAAATTAGTAAACCAAAAACAGATAAGACAGGATCAGTATCTCCAATTTCTAATGTAGATAATCCAGATCCTCGTAAAGGAAAATAATATGAATTTCAATGAACTCTTAGCAAAGATGCAAGAATTTGACAAACCAGCCGCAACTGCGCCGGTGGCTGAAGAACCGGTAGAAGGTTGTGGTATGCCTGGACCTATGAGTTCTCCTCCAAGTCAACCAGATGCTCCTCCACCTAGCATGAGTATTAATCTTAATGCACAAGGGCTAGATAATATTGAGGATCTAATGAAATTGATCAAAGCTGTCAATCCAGAAATGGATAAACCATCTATGGCTCCAATGCCGTCAATAGAGATTGAGCCGATGGATGGTCCTTCTGATATGCCTCCCCCGATGGGAATGTCTCCTTTAAAACTAGGAAACTTAGATTCGGGTCCATTGAAGATGTTACCAGACATGGATGCAGACAACGACGAGATGCCTGGTGGCGAAAAAGACAAAGGATCACAGCCCGGCGGACTTGGTGCTAGTTTAGATCGAGACAATGACGGCGATCATGATATGAAAGATCATGATTTAGAAAAGAAAAGTAAAGACAAGGAAGAAGCCTTTGGTAACTCTGTAAATGACAGTGAACCAAATACCATGGATGTAGATGCAGCTATTCCTGATGGCAACGACTTGCATAAAGCTAAAAAGAGTTTCAGCGACAAACCATATAGGGGTGATAATCCTATGTCAGTAGAAAGCAATGAACTACGTGCAAAAATTCGTGAAGAACTATTACAGAGATTAGCAGAAGCTAAAGGAGCAAAATAATGGCAGATATTTACGCAACAGTAATCGAAGGCACAACAGTTGGTGCTAATTCTAGAAAAGTCTTAGGAGACGGCAGCGCCGGCGTAGGACCATATACTAGATTTGGAACTCCGCAGTTGCAGGCATTAAAAATTATTTCGTCTGCATATGATTTTACAACAACTCCAGCAGCATCTAACAGCAATTTGTCCAAGGCTATCCGAGCATTACAAGAATTGGCTGAAATTTATTATGTAGGTGTTCCTACAGCTAGCGGAGCAAACCAATTTATTGCTTTGGTAAATTTAAATACAGCATTTAATGGAGCTACACAAGGTTCGGGTTCTACAGAAGCCAGTGCTGATGGAACTTATTCAGCAATAGAAGCAGATATTTTAGCAGCATTAGGTGGTTCTGGTTCAGTAACTATTACTAACAGTACACTTACTGGATTGAGTTTTAACTAATACATCAATCACGTCAATAGGGCCGCAAGGCCCTATTTTTTTCAGTAAATAACAGTATGGGAAAATCACTAGACGGTAATCTTATCAAAAAAGCTCACGCCCAAATACGATATAGTTTGGAGGAAGTGAAGCATCTTGAAGCATGCATGGATCCAGTAAATGGTCCTTTGTATTTCGCTAAGAATTTTATTAAGATACAGCATCCGGTAAAAGGATCAATCCCATTTGAACCTTATGCGTATCAAGAAAGATTAATACACGCCTATCATAATAACAAACAGTGTATTGCTATGTTACCTAGACAGATGGGTAAGACTACTTGTGCAGTGGCTTATTTGTTATGGTATACGATGTTTGTTCCTGACGTTCAAGTTCTTATAGCAGCCCACAAGTATGAAGGTGCTAGAGATATCATGGATCGTTATAGATATGCCTATGAAAATTTACCAGATTTTATTAGGGCAGGAGTATACTCTTATAACAGACATACTATTGAATATGATAATGGTTCAAGAATACAAGCTACGACAACCACAGAAAACACCGGTCGTGGTAAATCTCTTTCTTTGATTTACTGTGACGAGTTTGCATTCGTACAGCCTCCTGAAAAAGCCAAAGAATTCTGGACTGCATTATCACCGACACTAGCGACTGGTGGTAAAGCTATTATCACTTCTACACCAAACTCAGACGAAGATCAGTTTGCGATGATCTGGACAGAAGCCAATAAAAAGTTTGACGAATACGGTAACGAAACCGAATTAGGAGTTAACGGTTTTTATCCATTCTTCGCACCATGGACTGAACATCCGGATAGAGATGACGAGTGGGCTAGATTAGAACGTGCTAAAATTGGAGATGAAAGATTTCGTCGAGAATTTGATTGTGAATTCTTAATCTTTGACGAAACACTAATTAATTCTGTTAAGCTAGCCGAACTAACAGGCGTTGATCCTATCATGAATATGGGACAAACACGCTGGTACAAAGACATAAATCCCAAAGCCACATACCTTGTTGCCCTAGATCCTAGTCTAGGAACAGGCGGCGACTACGGTGCTATACAGGTGTACGAAATGCCAGAAATGATACAGGTAGCTGAATGGCATCACAATCTAACACCGGTTCAGCAACAGGTCAAAGTGATGCGAGAAATATTAAAATATATTCACGAAAGAGGCGAAGAAAAGGGCGGAGCGCCGCAAATCTATTACAGCGTAGAAAACAACAGTTTGGGAGAATCTGCACTGATAGTGATTAACGATATAGGTGAAGAAAATTTTCATGGATTATTCCTCAGTGAACCTATTCGAAAAGGCCATGTTCGTAAATTCCGTAAAGGATTTAACACAACACATAGAACTAAAATATCTGCTTGTAGCCAATTAAAGAATATGATTGAAACCAATAAGATGGTAATATACAGCAAACCACTGATTTCTGAATTAAAAACCTATATTGCGTCTGGTCTAGGATTTAAGGCTAAAACAGGAGAACACGACGATTTGGTTAGCTCTACTTTGCTAATCATGCGTATGGCGGATGTATTAGCAGATTGGGACCCCTTAGTTTATGACAAAATGACGGAAAAAATCACAGAAGAAAGCATGCCTATGCCTATCTTTGTAAGCATGGGTCTTTGATAAATACACTTATGGATGCAAGAAATAATATAGCTACAGATTTATTCTATAAAGTTAGAAGCCGATTTTCTGGCCTAAAATTAGGTGCCGAAACTGGCCAAATAACTATAAATCCCGAAGAAGCCAGATTCTTTGATTTTGACTACATGGAGGGAGAAACCCCCATTGGGCACGTCAGTATTAGTTTAGCTGAACCTAACAGCATGAAAGTTTATTTTAGCCACGGCATAACCGAAGGTATGGATGACGGGCAAAAAAATAACTGGTACGGATTTCTAAGAGAACTTAGAGAATTCGCAAAAAGACGATTGTTGAGTTTTGATACCAGAGATATAGCCAAGGATAATTTAGATAAACGCGACTACGAATTTCTTAGTCAAAACGCACAACCTAAACCAAAAATGAACACTATTCAAAAACCCGTCGGAGAAAGCATTATGAGCGAAAGCGCAATGTATGGCAGCAGATTAATGAGCTATCAAAATTTATTAGACACACGCCTAATAATCAAACATAATCAAGCAGTTATGGATGACACACAGCCAGGCGCTAGAACACGACATATCTCAGCATTGTTCGTAGAGAATCAAGACGGTGAAAGATTTAAATATCCTTTTATTCATTTAGCAGGTGCTCGTGCCATGCAACGCCATGTCGCCAACGGTGGTCTACCCTATGACGATCTGGGTAAAAGTATTATTAGGATGAGTGAAGAGATTGCAGCCTTAAAAAGTTTCGGTGGATATGTTGTAAGAAATGACTTAATGAATTCAGAAACTAACGAAGTTGTAGAAAAATCTAACGCTTATCTTAACAGTCTAAGAGAGCAGATCAAGGCATTATCTAAACAAAGCCATTACGAAGCATATAGAGAAAACTTTAAGGCACATGACAGCGAAGAAATTCCACAAGATGTAGTTGAAGATTTCAAAGAAAAATTCACAGTGAAATCATTTAAAGAAGATATCGCAAACGTATTTCCGGTCTTATATAGACTAATGAAAGAAGGAAACACGATAGGCTATGACGACATAGTCGCAATGACACAAGAAGACAACACTAACGAAGATCTAGATATCGAACAAGAAACATTTAATCCTTTCGCAAAATTTGAAAATTGGATAATGGGATTAGGTGAAGAAAGCGCAGTGACCAGTGAAGATCCAGAAGAACAACAGGCAGCTGTACAAAAATTACAAGAATTAGTTGGACAACATTTCCCCGCAGGTGTAGATGGTACCAATGCTATCCAGAGCCTAAAGGGTATAATCGATGACCCAGAATTATACAAAAGAATCAAAGCTCAGGCTGCAGAAGATCCAGATGCATGTGTACGCCCTTTAATCAAAGATTGGTTGGAACTTAATGCTCCAGAAACACTAGAACAATTAGATTTTGGAGATATGGTAGACGAACCAGAGGCGGCAGCAGAACCAGAGGCGGAAGTTCCTGCAGAAGAACCAGCGGCTGAAGTTCCTGCAGAAGAACCAGCACAACAACCGCAAATGGCCGGTGATGATCCAGAACAAAGACAGCAGGCAGGTGTAAAAGAATTAGCTGAATTTATTCATAGTTTCTATGATAAAGAGTCAGGCACATTCCCTAAAGGACCAGAAGGCGTATGCACAATGGTAGGCAAGAAGTTCGGTGAACAAGCAGAACATGTGGCTCGTAAATTTGTAGAAAGAATGGCTCCGCAACAAACAACTGACAATAATCCAGAATTACAGGAACTAGCAAGACTGAAAGAGCTATCCGGTGTAAAAGAAGCGAGTATTAGTCAAAGCACATATTCAGCAGTAGGGCCAAAAGGCTATGATTATATAATGAATAAATTAGTTGAATTACCAGGAACAGAAGTCGAACCTGACGAAGAAAATCAAATGGCTACTGTAACTATTTTAGGCAACGCTGACAAAATGACCGTCGATGCTATCAAGCAAGGATTAGAGATGAAATTGATCAAACCGATAGCAGACTTCAGTCATCGTAAAGTGGGTGCGTTGGCTGTTGGTACACCTAATATTCCTGATAAAGAATCCTTTAATCCTGAATTAGAAAACATTAGAAAATTATCCGGTATCGCTCAAGGCATATCAATGTAACGATTGTTCGTAGCAGTTAGAAAGGGCACTAAGGTGCTCTTTCTTTTTGGACTTTTTTGCAGTAGATATATACAGAATGAAAGAAACAGTTTGTAAATTCGCTTGGTCAAGTGTTACAAGTACAATGGTCAACACATTTAGACCTTGTTGCAGATTTCCATTCGACGACAAAAATCAATATCCGACTACAGATCAAGTATTACTAAAAGGGCAACAGGCACTTAATAATGCCTTTATGACCGATCTTCGTAAAGACATGTTAGATGGTGTAAAAAGATCTGAATGTTCTAAATGTTATGTTGAAGAAGAATCTGGTATTAAAAGTATGAGGCAAAAAGGCAACGAGGCTCTTTCATCTGAGTGCAAGTCCGTAGAGTTTGAAAATTTAGAATTTTTAGAGATAAGTTTAGATAATTTATGTAACTTAGAATGTAGAATGTGTGAAAGTACGTTTAGCACAAAATTACAACAACGAGATAAATTTTTACAGAACAATGGTTTTTATATTCAACCTATTAATGTTAGATATAAAACATTAGAAATGATGGATAAGTTTGATCTTACACATCTGAAAGCAATTAAGATGTTAGGTGGAGAACCTCTGATAAGCCCTAATCTACTAAAATTTTTAGACAAGATCCCATATCCTCATCTAGTAGACCTGTTTATCGTGACCAACGCTACAACCATTCCTAACGAAACAGTTTTAGAAAAGTTTAATCAATTCAAATCTGTTAAGTTTACATTTAGTATAGATGGAATATATCAGTTTAATGATTATCAACGAGTTGGCTCTTCATTTGAATCATCAATCGGTAACAGTTTGTTCCTTAGTCAAATGTATCAAAATAACCACAGCATTCATTCTGTGTATAGCAGTTTAAATATTTTTGGTTTAAACGATAGTGTAGAATGGTTTGAGAAATACATGACACTGGGCCTATCTATTGATATTGTTTCGTGTAATTTTTTATCACCGTACAATTCTCCTACTTGGTATGCCGAAGCAATTCTAGATCACATCAGTCCGACTAATAGTTTTAAAAATTATGTAAGTAATTTATTTGATCAATATCATAATTACCAACCAGAAGAATGGAACAAATTTCTAAAATTTGTTAAGCTGACGGACGACATGTACGATACAGATATTGGAAAAATTAATCCTCTATTAAAAAATGAATTGGATAAATTAACTGTCAACGTAGACTAATATTGCAGCGTTATATATGTACATAGACAATTTTGCCTATGTATTTTATAAAAGGAGATTTCATATGAAATCAGCATTAGCTCTAGTAGCATCATTATTCGCAGTATCCGCTTTCGCTCAGGCACCTGCTGCACCTGCAAAGAAAGAAGAAGCCAAGCCTGCCGCAGCAGCACCAGCAGCCAAGCCTGCTGAAAAGAAAGCAGCTGAGGCTCCCAAAAGCGACGCCAAAAAAGCTGAGCCTGCTAAGAAGTAATCCTCATCGCGTAGCTGTTCTAAACTTTGAAGATTGTGAAATCGAGCTGGTATTTGACGATGCCATTCATCGAGGTTACAGTAGACCAAAAATAGAAGAGCTTGAAGAGGATGATCTTCCAGAACATATTAAATGGAGATTATTTTTAGCTAGACAATTAGCATTGTTGAAGTATAAAGAAAAGTGGGCATGACCCACTTTTCTTTTGGCAAAAAAAAATTAAAAATCTATTGACCTTACTAAATAAAGTACGCATAATAGTTGTTATGCGTAAGGCATACATTTTAAGGCAAAAACATAGGAGGCTAAATTAAAATGGCAACACTAGCAGAAATTCGTGCAAAACTTCAAGAAGCACAAGGCAAGTCCTCAGGACAATCAACAGGCGGCGGCGACAACGCAATTTACCCACACTGGAATATGCAGGAAGGTAAAGAAGCCGTAGTACGTTTTCTACCAGACGGTAATTCAAACAATACTTTCTTCTGGGTAGAACGTGCAATGATCAAACTCCCATTTGCAGGTATTAAAGGTGAAACCGATTCACGTCCAGTTCAAGTACAGGTTCCCTGTGTTGAAATGTACAATGATGGATCCGTTTGCCCGATCCTCAGCGAAGTTCGTGGTTGGTTTAAAGATAAAAGCCTTGAGGAAATGGGCCGTAAGTACTGGAAAAAGCGTTCATATATTTTCCAGGGCTTTGTAACTGAAGATCCTCTGAAAGAAGATACAACTCCCGATAATCCTATTCGTAGATTTATCATCGGTCCTCAGATTTTTCAAACTATTAAATCTGCGTTGATGGATCCAGAGTTGGAAGAACTGCCAACGGATTATCTTCGCGGTGTTGACTTCCGTATTGCTAAAACTAGCAAAGGCGGTTACGCTGACTATTCTACATCAAAATGGAGCCGTAGAGAACGTGCTCTTACTGATCAGGAAAAAGCAGCCATCGAACAATTTGGTTTATTTGATCTATCAGCATTCTTGCCTAAGAAGCCATCTGATGTTGAGCTTAAGGTAATGAAAGAAATGTTTGAAGCTTCAGTTGACGGCGAAGCCTACGACATGGAACGTTGGGGTCAATACTTCAAACCAGCAGGTATGGGATCAGCTACAGGCGATCCGGTAGCTAAAACCAATACTGCTGCTCCAGCAGATGACAGCGAAGATGATGCTCCTTCAGTACCTGCAGCGGCTCCAGCAAAACAAGAAGCTGCACAGTCTACTGAATCGGCGAGTCGTGCGCAAGACATTCTTGCTATGATTCGCAATCGTCAGAAACAATAATAATAAACACGGCTCGGACCTCTAAGACATAGTTCTTACGTCCGAGTTCTTCGTCATCATAGGAGAATAAAATGGCAAAATTATCAAAATTAGTAAAAGTCAGCGAATCAATCACTGTCTATCGTTATGACAACGGTTGGATGGTCGAAATCGGTGGCAGAAATAAAAAAGAAGATTGGACCAATACAAAGACTCTTTGTAATACTGAAGAAGAATTATTGGCATTAATCAAAGAATATAATACCATGGAGTTAGATCAATAATGGCTAAAGCATTTGATATTTCTAAATTTAGAAAATCAATTACTAAGAGCATTGAAGGTCTTAGTATTGGTTTCAATGACCCTACAGATTGGATCTCTACAGGTAATTACGCTCTAAATTATTTGATTAGCGGAGATTTTCATAAAGGAGTTCCATTAGGCAAAGTTACAGTATTTGCCGGAGAATCTGGTGCAGGCAAATCATATATTTGTTCCGGTAACTTGATTAGACATGCCCAACAACAGGGAATTTATCCAATTCTAATTGACAGCGAAAACGCACTCGACGAAGATTGGCTAAAGGCACTTGATGTTGATACTTCAGAAGATAAACTCCTTAAACTTAACATGGCAATGATCGACGATGTTGCTAAGACCATTAATGAGTTTATGACTGAATACAAAGCAATGCCTGAAGAAAGCAAACCTAAGGTATTGTTTGTTATTGATAGTCTTGGTATGTTATTGACCCCGACAGATGTTAATCAGTTTGAAGCAGGAGATCTTAAAGGTGATATGGGTAGAAAGCCTAAAGCTCTTACGGCGTTGGTTCGTAATTGTGTCAATATGTTTGGTAGTGCTAATGTTGGTTTAGTTGCTACTAATCACACATACGCTAGTCAAGATATGTTTGATCCTGACGACAAGATCAGTGGTGGACAAGGTTTCATCTATGCTTCTAGTATTGTAGTTGCTATGAAGAAACTAAAACTTAAAGAAGACGAGGACGGCAACAAGATTTCAGAAGTCAAAGGTATTCGTGCCGCTTGTAAAATTATGAAGACACGATATGCTAAACCTTTCGAATCAGTGCAAGTAAAGATTCCTTATGAAACAGGTATGAATCCATATAGTGGACTGGTCGACCTGTTCGAAGCCAAAGGGATGCTACGAAAAGAAGGAAATAGTCTTGCTTATACAACGTCTGACGGGGAGATAATCAAACAATTCCGTAAGGCGTGGGAACGCAATGAGGAACAATCCTTAGATAAAATTATGGCCGATGTTTCAAAACATGGAGAAAAATCTGTTTCTGAGATAACTACTACAGTTGAACCTGAAACGGAGGGAGCATAATGAAGGAAGACTTGATAGCAGATCTGTGGAACGTAGTAGTAGAACACATTCCCGAAAAACAAAGAGCTGATGTAGCTGCAGATTTTGTTAATACGTTAATGGATTATGGAATCAAAGAAAGTGTTTTAGACAGCTTACAAGGTGTAGATCCATATCTGGATGATGCTATTCAATATGCCATTGACGGCGAAGATATCGAGGAAGATGATTATTACGAAGATGAGGACTAAATGAATTGGTACGATCGAGTTTCTAAAGATATCTCTCAGATACCGGATGCTGTTGCATATTATGAAACTGAACTACAAGCAGCCAAGTTAGATGCTCGTATAACGGGAAACATAGAAAAGGCTGCTGCTAATATGCCTGGCATAGTTGAAAATCGATTCAACCAACTTCAAGAAATCGAAGCTATTTTAGAATATCTTAATATTGAACTACGTAGACTTCGCAGTCAACACTTTCGTAAGTATCTTGAAAATTATCAACGTAGCCTGTCCTCACGTGACTGTGAAAAGTTTGTTGAGGGCGAGGCTGACGTTGTGGATTTTGAAAAAATTATAAATGACTTTGCCTTACTGCGAAATAAATGGTTAGGCATTATCAAAGCTTTAGATATAAAACAATGGCAGGTTTCCAACATTGTTAAACTAAGAACAGCCGGTCTAGAAGACGCCACGCTTTAAACTCAACCATTAACTATGCAGATAAATATCTGCATGGAAAAAATTGTTCTTATCACCGGAGGATTCGATCCTCTTCATTCTGGGCATATTGTCTACTTCGAAGAAGCTAAAAAACTTGGAGATCAATTAATTGTTGGTCTTAATAGCGATGATTGGCTAACACGTAAAAAAGGTCGTCCTTTTATGAAATGGGATGATAGATTATCAGTAGTAAGAAACATTCGCGGTGTTAATTGGACTGTACAGTTTGATGATTCAGACGGCACTGCCAAAGATGCCATTCGCAAAGTTAGATTGAATTATCCTAGTAGTAAAATCATATTTGCTAATGGCGGCGACAGAAATGGAAACAATATTCCGGAAATGGATGTTAGAGATGACAACATTGAATTTGTGTTCGGCGTCGGAGGGAATAACAAAAAGAATTCTAGCTCGTGGATTTTAGAAGAATGGAAATCTCCTAAAACTGACCGGCCATGGGGTTATTACAGAGTGCTTCACGAAAATAGCAATGAAGTTAAAGTCAAAGAGTTAACTGTTGAGCCAGGGCAATGTCTAAGCATGCAAAGACACCAACACAGAGCCGAACATTGGTTTATAGTCGAAGGAACAGCAGAAGTCTATACAATCAATAGAAGCACAGACGCTGAATTATTAGGTGTCTTTCATAGACATCAAAGCCTACATATTAAAAAAACAGAATGGCATCAATTGTGTAATCCTGGTAATATCCCCTTAAAAATGATTGAAATTCAATACGGAACGAATTGTATTGAAGAGGATATAGAAAGAAAATGAAAGATTGGGTGTTTCTAAGTAAAGACGGTAAAGACGAATATATCAAATATTTGGCCAGCTCTGTTAAGGGCAATATTATATCTACCGATGATTTTGTCTATGAAGACAGTAGTATGCCAATAATACTCAGAGGCATTTTAAAACATAAAATAATGAAACGTTGTTGGGAAGAAGAACGATCATTTTATTATGTTGATACAGGATATTTCGGTAATGA